AATTAACGCGATCACAATCACCCAAACCGCAACCGCAACAAAAGCCGGAGGAACTTTCCTCACTCGCAGACGAGAACAAGCCAAGCAAGGGCATGATCGAGGAAGCCGCTCGTGGCTTGGAATGGCGCAGGAAATACAACCGAGGCGGAACCGAAGTCGGAGTTGCACGCGCTCGCGACATCAGCAACGGCAAGAATCTTTCGGATGATACCGTTAAAAGAATGCACTCGTTTTTTTCACGTCACGAAGTCGATAAAAAAGGACAGGGATTCACGCCAGATGAAGACGGCTTCCCATCCCCAGGCCGCATTGCGTGGGCGTTGTGGGGCGGAGACGCAGGACAGACTTGGGCCGCTGACAAGGTCAAAGGAATGCAGGCATCGCAACCCGAACAAATAAAAGTATCGCTCGCCGTTCGCGATACGTTCGGACGCATTACAGGCTTTGAAACAAAACACGAGCTTGTCATGCCGACGCCAGAAAAAGACGAAGAGCAAGACGACTTCATAGGCCGTTGCATGGTAAGCGGAACGATGACGAGTGAATATCCAGACGAGAGTCAGCGCACCGCCGTCTGCATGGCGCAATGGGAGAAAAAATAAATGATAACTCACGGCATAGCACTCGAAGCAAAAAAGGCACTCATCACCGGCGTTCACCAACCTGGCGACGATTACCGAATCGCGCTTTACAGCGCATCGGCAAAGATCGGGCCGACAACTAAAGCCTACACAACCGAAGGCGAGATTAAAGGCATGGGCTATACCGCCGGAGGCGTAGCACTAAAGGGACATCGCACAGGCATCATCGGCAAAAATGCCTTTATAACATTTGATGATGTTGTCCTAAAGTCTGCAACATTCGCGGCAGGCGGCGCGATGATCTACAACGCCAGCAAAGGCAACGCAACCTTGTGCGTTCTCAACCTCGGAGCCGAGCGGCACGTCTACGACGGCGCATTTGAACTCAAGTTCCCTAAGCCAACCGAAACCAGCGCATTGATTCTACTCGCTTAAATATGAAACCAACCAACCCAATCGTTATCGACGGAGAAACCTACGACATTTATACGATCAACCTTGCGATCACGTCTGTTGTAAATCCAGACGCAAGCGAAGATGCGAATGTGGCGATGCGCCTTGTTCCTACGCGAATCGCGAATGGCGAAGTCATTCTTGCAAACGACTACGCACGCTCGATGGCACTCGGTAGCGTCGATGGCGTAGACGCTCCGACAGCAACCGCCGTTGCTCAAATCTCCGCAAGCATCCAAGAATTTATTTACGCGAAGGGGCTGTAAAAAATGGCACTTATTCTTTCGGCTGCAACGGGAAATTTCAACGCTGGCGCAACTTGGGTCGGAGGCATTGTGCCGGGCGCAGCGGACGAGGCGAGAGCTTCGACCACGCACGTTATCACGATCACGGCAAGCGTGACTTGCACCGAGTTGAGCAACGCAGGAACAGGCACATACGTTCTCAACAACGGCGTCACGTTTACGGCAAACGTCACGAACAAGAGCGCGACAAGCACCGTGAATTGCCTTACTTTTTCTGCGGCTTCACCCGCCACGGCAACGATAGTGGGAAACATCACGGGCGGGACTACGACTAGTGCTGTTGCAGTTGCAAATACAGGAACAGGCGCGTTGTCGGTTACTGGAGCGATTGTTGGCGGGAGTCTTTCTACAGCATACGGACTTTCGCAAGGGACATTAGGTTCAGTCACGATAACTGGAAACGCAACAGGATCACTCGGCCCAGCAGTTTTAAATAGCGGTGGTGGAACGATCAACTTGACAGGCAATGTAACAGGAGGCACGGCGACCGGCATATATGGCATAAGCAACTCCAGCACCGGATCTGTGAATGTGACTGGTAACATCACGGGGGGAACGCTTTCAAGTTCTGCGCACGGCTTAAACAATGCATCGACTGGGATCGTCACCGTTACTGGAATCTGCACCGGAGGTGCGGCAGGAGCGGCAGGGGCAAATAATGCCGCTGCCGGAACAATAACGGCAACCCGCGCAAAGGGGAACGGATTCGGTATCGGTTCCGTGGCTACTGCTGCTGGCGTTGGAATTGCATCCGCGCAATCGTCAATTACAAAAATCGAAGAACTGGAATTTGGTGCATTGGGAATGTCTCCTGTATCTGGGCCGTGCTACATAACACCGCTCACAACGAACGTAGCAATTTTCACAAAATACCCTGGCGGAACAGGGACTAAAACCTTGATCGATGCGACCGCGAACGCAGCGATGCCAGCAATAACAGACGTTCGTTTCGGCACAAGCTACGCAAGCGGAGCATTGACGGGCGTTGCCTACATTCCATCGGCAGGCTCGGTTGCTTTCGGCGTGCCTGTAGATGCCACAACCGGCACGGCAACACTCACCGCCGCTGACGTGCGAGCCGCAATAGGCTTGGCAACAGCCAACCTCGATACGCAACTTGCCGCGATACCGACGGCAGTCACAAATGCAAACGCCGTCTGGGATGAATTGATGTCCAACCATACGACCTCCGGCACATACGGAGGAAGGATCGTGCGCTCGATCAACAGCAACAACGAACTGCAACTCACCGGATCGCATCACGCAGCCGCAGACGTTCACGAATTTCAAGCCGCTGTCATTCAGTCTGTGGCCTTTGCCACAAGCGCAGTCACGCTTTTCACAGGCGCAATGAGGACGGAACTCACGCCAGAACTTACGGAGATCACCGAGGTTCACGCGATCCACGGACTCAACATCGCAAACGCACTCACCGTCACGCCTACGAGCAGGACATCAGGCGCGATCACTCAATCCATATCCGGAGACGGCACAACGAACACCGTAGTCACGAGAGTCTAAGCGGATGCTAGCTTCCCTGCTCATCGCTACGCAGGGCTTAATGCCAAGCCCGACGCCGTTATCCATCGGCGTGCAGGGCTTGTTGTTTATTCCAGTTGCTCCGCCTATTGCTCCGACCGATCTGCCAGGGGGCGGAGGACGAGGACGCGAAGAGCGCAAAGTTACGGTCAAAGTTCGCGGCAACCGTCTTATTTTCTCGGTCGCGAATGTGGATGTATGCGCCGGTTCGCGCATTCAAATTGTAGGTTCGTCTTGCTTCTCGAATGCTGGCGAGGCAGGGCTTTCGATCAGCGCAAAAACAACGGTGCTCGGTAGTCGCAATCATGCGGGAGTGAGTCGCGCAGGGCTTTCTATTTCTAGCACGTTCAACGTCATCGGTTGCGAGGAAGAAAACGAACTTGAAGTTTATTTGATGGCACAAGCGGCGATGTCATTGATGGACGACTAATTGACATTTGCGCCAGCGCATGGATGTCATCGAAGGAGTTTCAATCATTTCAATCGGCGAGGCTAAAGGCCACGGGCTTTACGTTGACGAGACAACTTTGATGCAAGTCAAAGAGTGTGCCGAGTCATACAAAGGCGGCGTCAAGGTCAATCTGGATCACGGTGCAGGCATCAAAGACATCGTCGGATTTGTGAACAATTTCCGCATCGTCGGCAAGCAACTCTTGGGTGATCTCAACCTCCTCGAAACATCGCCAATGCGCGACTACGTGATGGAGATTTCAAGCAAACTGCCGGACACATTCGGAATTAGCATCGCTTTTACAGGCCCGATACGCGAAGTGGAGGGACTTGCCTTCGCAAGTTGCACCGAGCTTTACAGCGCAGACCTAGTGCAAACACCAGCCGCAAATGCGACAGGTCTTTTTAGTTTTACCGCAAAGCAAGTTGACATTTTTTCCAAACAAATGACCGATCCAGAAAACACCGAGGCTCCAGAAGGAGAAGTAGAAGTCACAATCGCCGAACTCGCAAAGCGCATGGAAGCTCTTGAGCTTTCTTTCGGAGCGATGAAAACACAGATGGAAGCAATGCTCCCAGCTGAAGAGAAGATGGAGCAAGACGGCAAAGAAGAAATGGCCGCTGAACTCAGCGTCATTTCCAAACTCGAAGCAAAGCTCGACTCTATCATCTCGAACTTCGGAGCCGCTCCAGTAAAGGCATCGGTAGTCGCCGAAGAGAAAGCAGTCGAAAAATTCGACCTCAAATCAGTCATCGTGCAGAAGACCGAGGAACTCGGCAGCCGCACCGAGGCTATCCGCTTCGCAATGCGCAACCACCGCGAAGCCTACATCGAGGCACGCGACAACAACGAACTCAACTTTTAATCAAAACAATCTATGGCAACCCAAAACGATAACGGAATCCGAAGCTTCGCTTTCGCTTCCGCAATTACTGCGAACACGCTTGTGAACATCTCAGGCGCAAACGCCGCGCAAGCGGCATCAACCGGCTCTAACCCCATCGGCGTCGTTCAGAATGACGTAGCCG